CAAACACAAACAACAAGCAACTTGCTGTTAATGTTCCTGCTGGTACATCAACAAAGTACAATGTAGGTGACCTGGTGTCTTTCGTTGAACAAAGTGCAGCAACTCCAATTGATAACAAGAAGTTCGGATTCGGAAACGTATTTGAAATTACTTATATCAATTCTTTCCAAGATATTATCATCTTGAACACAGATGAAAATATGAGTGATTACTTTGGTGAACATGCTAAGTGGAAATTGGTTGACCTCACCGCATCCAATGCAGGTGTTTGGACCGCAGGCAAGGACGGACTTGATTTCATTATGCTAGGTGCATATACCGTTAAGGTTGCTGCAGCTCAGCAAGAAGACGCTTTCCTGATTATGGATTCCTCTTCTAAGTATGATTCCAGTGCTTGGTTCGACTTCGTGTACACCGATTACGAAAGTAATAACGGAACTGTTCAACGTACTGACAAGGTTCTTATCAGTGAAGATGTTGGTGCATCCTTCTCTGCACAAGGTCTTGCAAAGGTTGAATACGAAGATGTTGACTTCAGTGGAAAGTCTAGACAGATGTATGTACTGTCTGCTGACGGTGAAGCAATTGCAAGAATGTATCTATATGTAATCTACCATTTCAATGGAAAGAATTACTCTATGGAAGGTACTGTTGTTCCATATGTATTGAACGATACTAACCTGTATATCGGTGATGCCGCTGACACAGCATTACAAGGTACTGGTGCAAAGTTCTTGCTGAATGACAGCGGAATTCTTGACAACTTCATCACCAACAATGCATTCGACTTGTCTCAGAGTGTTTACAATGGTCAGTTGGATTCTGTACGTACAATGTTGGCATTCGACGAAAGAGACCCTGCAATCATCAATGACGCTATCTGGACCTATAAGCCAGAAAACAACAACGATACAGCAACCTTGTCAAATGCTTGGAACTTGTTCCTCGATAAGGATATGACTGATGTTGGTATGCTAGTTGCCGCAGGTACTGGTATTTCTAACCTCTTCATGAAGAATCGTGAAATGTTGAATACATCTGTTATTTCTGCAATGCTTGATGTTTGTGAACTCCGTAAGGACTGCTTCGCAATCTTCGACGGTGTTGGTGAAGCCAATATCGAAAATGCATTGAAGAAGATGATTGGTGCTCAAGGATTCGGTACCAAGGGACGTTGGGGTGCAATGTATGATGGTCGTGGTCAGTTCTTCGACTCCTACTACACCTTAATGAACGTGGAAGTTGTGAAGTCTGTTCAGTTGGCATCCATTATTACTGCAAATGCCGCAAACGGTATTTGGTGGTTCCCACCTGCTGGTGAAATCAACGCAGTTGTTCCTGCTGAATGGGGCATCACAGAAAAGTATCCAAGAACATTCAAGTTCCCTGAAGATACTGATTCTGACATCGCACGTTTGATTGAAATTCACATCAACCCAACTCGTAGTAACGATAAGGGAATGTTTATCTGGGGTGACTACACCATGCAGAAGGCAGCATCTGCTTTCGACCAGGTACACGTTGCTATGCTTATTGCAGGTATTCATAAGAGATTCTATCACTATCTCGACAAGAAGGTATTCCAGTTGAATACTACCAACTTGCGTAGTGATATTACATCCGACTTGCAAGCACAGCTTGATATAATTACTAACTCTAACCCTGCTGGTTTATACAGTGGTGTTGTAATCTGTAACGACACTAACAATACTCCTGATGTGATTGACAGAAACGAACTCTATGTTGACCTTCGCTTGAAGCCAACTAAAACTTCTCGTTATATCACTCTGAGAACTATTGTTGAGTCTAACGGTTCTAGCAATACTCAAACCAGTACAATCTCTGTATAAGGAGGTGATATATGGCTGTAAATGATACCGTTGGACCTGAAGGCAAAAAGAAGTTATTCTTTGGTGCTGCTATCGACCATCTGGCTGACCCGTTCAGAACTACCAGATGGCGTATGCTGTTCTCAACAGGAATTTTCAATGCCCTCGGAATGGATTTGACAAACCACTATCAATTCGACCACCAGGATGGCGAAGCTGATTTCGCTTTGTATATAAATAAACCACCTAGCATTCCGTCAGTAGAGCTGAAGAAGGACGCCATTCATTATATGGGCTTCAATAAGCAATACCCAGTCGGTCAGGGTGGCTTGGATGGTGAATTCACTGTTGGTGGTGTCTGTACTGAAGATATGGCTCCATACGAAGCGTTACTTGAATGGAGAAACACCGTCTACAATACAGGTGAATTAAGCAAGAGTCCTAAAGAAGATGCAAACTGGGAAACAAACCGTATTGCACAGGATTCCAGCAATCATATCCATCTTGGTTTGGGTCAACAGGCAAACTGGGCAAACCCAACCGTTCAGCTTCTTAGAAACCAATGTGTAACATTGGAATTGTATGACTGGATGTATGGTAATTGCATTCTTAGTGTTACATATGTTAACGTATGGCCTAAGAAGGTTGCTATCAACAGTGGTCTTTCATATGAAAGTGCTGGCCTTGGTACATGGGAAGCTAACTTCGTATATGATAGATTCACCCTGTGGGTACCTGAAGGATACTACGCTTAAGATTAAATCCATATTAAAAAGGGAGACTCATTTGAGTCTCCTTTTCATTTACATTACTTCTTTCTATCGTTACTTAGAACTAAGAACTTAGCAGTATTATAATCCATTCCGAATTCGCTCATATAACCCTGAATTTCACTTTTTAAAGTATCAATTCGTTCAGTTCGATTTTTCTTAAATGGAATAAAAATTTTCTTGCCATTAAGACAATCAAAACTATGAGCTTGTAACCGTTTATCTAACTTAAAAAAGGAATCCGTATTTGTTCGCAACAACATTTGAGTAACTTTGGGTTCATTTTCCAATACCATTTGAACAGTATACAATTCAAATTCATTTTCTTCCTCAGGCGTAATTGCATGAGAACGAGTCCTGTCTTTTATAAATTGATATGGAGAAAAACTCATTTGATTGCACCTGCTTGTTTGAGAAGAGTGATTACACTTGACAAGTACCCATCCATTACAATAAATGGATTGACCTGACGATTGAACATATCAGCATAATAGGCGGTCTTTACATTGAATTCAAGACGTGCATGAGGAGGAATGTTCATAATCATATCATTTGCAAACGGTAAGAAGAAGCCGTCGAAATCAACAAAGTTTTCTCTAATATAATTCCTAACAGCAAGGTCATTGCCAGTAAAAATGAGATTAATCAAGTCCGTATTAGACTCAAGCTTCGCAATTGTGACACTGCCATCAATGGAACATTTATTTTCAAGGAAATTATTAAATAACGTACTAATCATCAGACGCATATCTGGATAGCATTTATTCACAATTTCGACAATAGTAGATTTATTGACAGTTCCATTATATGCTGCTGTTTCTTCACGAGCAATGTGTAGAATACGCTTAGCCATTCGTTTTTTCAAATCCTTATTATCCACATCATAATCAAAGCTAATGGGAAAACAACGTGATGTAATTGGTTCTGGGATTCTATAAAATTCATTGCATGTAAGAATAAAACGTAGTGTAGACGCAGTAGTTTCAATGGTCGTCTGCAACTGTCGATAGAAGTCAGCTGGATTTCTAGGATGGTCAGCTTCATCGATAACAACAAATCTAGGAACACCGTCAATCAGTTGCTGTGCGGCGTAATCTTCAATATCACTGAAGAATTCAGCAGGTTTCTTTGCTGAGAGAAACAAGCATTGTGTACCAAGTGTTGCAGGTAATGCCTTGGCAAGTGATGTCTTGCCAGTACCTGGTTTACCCGAATACAAAATGTAATTACCAAAAGAGTTAATCTTGATGGCGGTTTCAATAATATTTTTAATTCCATCTGGAAGAATCAAGTCGTCAATAGTTTCTGGACGATACTTTTCAACCCAAGGAAGAAACTTAGTGGGAGATACCGTTTCAACCATTTCAACAACTTCTGGAGATTCCTCAATACCTTCACCTGTAATTACATCAATAGTCATATTACTCAACCTCTTTAGTTACAGTTACATAAGACACATTATTTAATACAATAAGATGCATTGCATTGTTGTATAAGATTTCGATATACTCCTTATGTACAGCCAATGCAGATTTTATCGACTCATATAAAGATAATAAATGTTCCAAATCTTTGTCAACAAATTTTTTGGGTTCAGATGAATTTTTAAATGTAATAACCAAACTATTTGTCATATGCCCTCAGTTTTAATGAAATCATGTATGTCTGTTGGACGGATAATTTCTTTATTTGTTATATATTCGGCAGAGTCCTCTATAGCAAACAACGATGCTTTGGCATGTAATTCTCCATAATATTTATTGCCAAAATGAATCAATGTTTTTGATGTCCTCATATAGGCATCAAGCATCACCATAGATGAATTGGGAGGAATTATACACTTAACGCCATTATTGACCAAATGTTCCTTCAATTTAGGAACAAATGTGCCCATATTGGCGACAATGACTGATTTCCCATTATGGTTTTTCATAATCGCATTTTCATATTCAGATAAGCTTTCTTGTGACGTGATGTATCCAAAAGATACAATTTGGTCTAGTCTATCCATTCGTTTAAAATCATAGTCTACAGGGAATGTAGCATACTTCCCTGATGGACCAAAAATGATTTTATATCGAAATGCTGATAAATTATATTCAGAATCATCATAGATAATTGCAGTACGACTGGTGGCTTTCGGCATATCACACAACAATGTAGTGTATCCACCTTCAGCATAACCATATATCTTACCATACACAGAATCATCTACATAACGTATGTTATGCGAATATGAAGCACATAGTGCCGCTAGATGATTATGTGCAGAATCTTCATTGATTCCTATTTTATTATAAGCAAAAAACACATTCATTACAGTTCAATTCCATTTTCTGACATAAATTTTGTCAAACATGCTTCAACATCTTCAGACATTTTCACAGGCTTGATATATGTAGTAATAAAATACTTTACATAATCAACACCATCTTCATATAGAATTTCCTTCAATGTATCATACAATGTTGGATTTTCTGATTTCAAGAAATAGATTGAAGCATCGATATTCAACAACATCCCAGTGTCATGATTCAGGTAAATTTTATACCAATTTTCAACCTTACCTTCATTCTTGTATTTATCATACAATTCAGTCAGTGTATTTTTCCCTTGTATATATAAATTAAACTCATCATCGTTCATAAGACGAATCAACGAACACATGCCACGATTCTTTTTATAGTTCTGACTGGCAATATATTTATCGGTGTTAGCCTTTTCATGCCACAAATGCAGAACAACACCAGAGTCACAGCGAACTTCTTTACTATTATTCACACGGCGAAGTTTAAACAAGAATGCATCATCTTCAGCACCCCATCCAGCAAATTCTTCATCAAACCCATGTACGGAATCAAATGCTTTTCTACTAAAAACATTGATTAATCCTGTTTGACGAGTAATTGGGATTGACTTGTTGTATGAAAGGTTCAGATTAATTGAACTATTCCTACACTTGATTCTAGTTTCAGCTTCATTCAAATATACACATGTGTTGTATGGAAATACTAACGGAGCATCATCACAATGATTGATAACATTATCAACAACACCACCATCAATCCAACTATCAGCATCAATCATTACATAATGGGTGTAATCATAATGATGATACACAGCAAAGTTTAACAATTTAGTCTTGTTAAACCTGGTATCAGAAATATTTACAACATCATGAAATTTCACACCTTCAATTTCAGTATTACCATTCTGTTCGACAAGACAAATATCTAAATCAGGCCATACCTCGTTAAGTCTGGCTATAGTAGCTTTAAGGTTTCGTATACGGCACTGCGAACCTGCATAGAAAGTAATAATACCAAGAAATGTATTCATTATAGCTCCATCAATTTTTTAATATCATTAATTGAAAATCCTGTATATTCGATTTCTTTTTTAAACGAATTATACATGTTCATAATACGTTCTGCGGAATCAGGATGGGAAGCATCCTTTCGAACCTTGCCTTTACTTAGGTAATAAAATCCAAGTTCACACAGTATTTCGCCTAGCACAAAATTACTGCCTAACCCAGTACCTTGACATACAGAGCACGAAAATAAATCAGCTTCTCTTTCCTGATTTCGAGTAATCGTCTTGTCCTTATGGTCACCAAATAAATGTCCAAGACAATGATGTCCTGTTTCATGACCAAGAACACCCATAATCATTTTTACAGTAAGTTCTTTGTAAGATGCAAAATTATCTTCATTGGAATATTTACTAAACATCTTGTAGAATTCAGGAACCTTTTCCATATCAAGCCCATCTAAAATATAGCCATCATATTCACAATCCTTTTGCAGATTATCAACAATCCAAAGACCAGCCTTTCTTGCGTATCTCACATTACGGTCTTTCAGATATTCAGTGAAAATTGCTGCAAATAAACTCATAAACATTGACAATCCAGCAAAGGTAGTAACAATGGGTACCAAACACTCATCATCCTTTGAACCTTCTTCTGCGTCAATACAAATAGACGCATATGAATTTAGAACAGCAGAATCGGTATATACATATTGAATTGAATCAACCTTCTTGGAATATAATTCATTATTCCTAATAAAGGATGAACTTAAACACAAGTTTAACGCCTGATTTACCATATATTCAATGTCATACTGAGGATATTTAATGTTGCTATTGGATTTATACATAAAACCGCCTTTTTCTACTAATTTATATTATTCATTTTATTATACGATTTGTACTGAGCATTCATCATCTTTTTTAAAGTTTCACGCTTACGTCTGATAGTACTATTGTCAATCCCTGGATACAATTCTCTATACAATTCATTTGCATCTTTACTGTTTTCAGATACGATAATGCAATTATACAAATCCTGAAGATTCTTTGGCATCGACTTTATAGCACTCATGGCAAACTCAAGCTTACCGTCAACATCATAGTCATATTCCTCAGGAGTAGACAAATATTCAATGTAACCACCATCAGAATCGGTTTTTATCAATTCAGTGTACGACACACTAAAATCTTTAACATTAGGAGGTACACGAACTAAATTATCGACATTAAGATATTTTTTAATATAACCATGTATCGACAAAATCATGAATGACTGAAAAGTCGCACCAAGTGTTTTATCATAATTTTTAACCATAGTGTCAAAATATTCATACGGTATATGTATCAAGTCATTGCCATCCATTTTATACGCAACAGCATATTGATTATACATCTTAATCAAGAATAGGCTATAAGAGCCTATCACTATATCTCTATAGCATACGTACAATCGTTTCGACTGGGCATCTGTTTTATTACGTAATTCTTTACATGTATAAACCATATCACAAATGACATCATGAACATTAGTAACACCTGTTATATTAGAATATCTGTTTATTTGGTTCATTGCTTTTTTATACGCCGACATCAATACATCGCTATTAACTCTAGTAATTTCACTTTTTACCATCCACACCTCATATCAGCATAAAGCCGCATTACTATAATACAATGTAATATAGATAAAGTGTATTATGATGTCAACATAAAACAGAAAAAAGTCCAATACTTGGACTTTCTGTTATAAATTTTCTTTGATGTAATACGTTTTTCCCTAAACTTTCTGCCATTTTCTGTTTCTTCGATTCGCATCATCCTCATGGCACAAGTTTCTTTCGCTTCAATGCACGGTTTATTTTTCTTCGCCATAATTACCCCTGGAATATACTATCTGCCAATTTTGCCATAACTTCAGCAACGTCTGGATTCATCGGTTCAGTAGATTTACTTGCGGACAACGGTGCTCTCTCAATAATATTGACAGGTTCCGAACGTTTGAATAAAGCATCATCCATGGCAAGAGATAATGGATTCTTGCCGTCATTCGGGTCATTATCAAATTCAGACATTGGAACATATTGATTACAATGCTGGCTTCTAAATCTATCTAATGTAGCCATCAACTCGCTTCTTCCAGCGATAGGTGTATTAATAGCCATTTTATTATAGATATCAACAAGGTCCATACTATTAGTAGGAAGAGGATTGTTATCACTATATCCCAACACATTTCCAGCACGTATAATACCAATACTATACATAATCAACCCATCTTTTCCAAGATTTTTTCCAATAAGCCATTACAGTGTTCCTGCAACATAATAAGTTTATCTAATTTAGAAGTATCCATAGAATTTGATGATGTATTAGATGAATTATTCTCATCGAAATGCATTTCAACAGGTTCTTCGACAACATCGCCTGCCTTTTTCATATCATACACTGTCTTCATTTCCAGTTCATAAAATGTTTTCAATGCAGTTGTAAACGATGTATTAAACGAAGTGAATTCTTTACCAGAAATTGTGTACTCCGCTTTAATCTGAGTTCCGTTATATGACATCATGGAACTCATATACAACTTACAATTCATTAAGGCAGGAACAATATCTTCCATTCTATCATCATAAGAATGTGCCCCATTTATGTTAGCAATGCATTCAAACCTTGCATACCATACATTAACAGAAAAATTAGCAACAAATCTATATTTATTACCTAATTTTGTAACATTCCATGCAATTGGATGTATGTTTGAATCACAACAGAATTCAAGTAAATTCTCAAATCCTTTTGTAAATGTTTCTTGTGTAGTTTCCATTATTTCCACCTTAACTTAAAAACCAATAAAATTATCATCAATGTCAATGCAATTGCATAATTAAAATACAATGGATACTGGAATACCCCAGTACATGAATTGACATAGAATACATATATAGAAGAAAAGATATTTCCCATCATCGATAATAGAATGAACATTATTGATATGTCCGATGTGGACTTCTTTTTATATGATTTAATAACTTGAGGCAAAGCACATAGTGCAAAAGCACCTGCACCAATTACACCGATAATAGAAAACAATAACTGCATAGATGTTCCTTTACGAGAACTGTCTTAGATACGGATTAGAGCAAATTACCGAAATTGACAATTTTTTATTATGGAGCTTAACACTCTGACGTTTACGAATACGCTTAGGCTTAGGTGCTTCAATAACGGGTACATCATTAGCAGGTGTAACAATATTGTCAACTTGTTCGACAGTATCCGTTGTATTAGCACGCTGTTTATTTCTTTTACTCATAAAACTCTCCTTAAAATAGATTTATTACCGAGATTTGTCAAGTTAGTTTGACAAATCAGTCATCATGAATGGTGGAGCTTGTTCTGCCTTTAGAATGTCCAGATTTTTATCCCAAATTTCCTTGTATTTAGAATAAATCCCTTCACCATTAACTTGACCACCACCAGGAAGATTAATCGTGTCCTTTGATAAAATCATGCCAAGTTGCATTCCAGCTCTAGCCACAACCATTTCCTGATAAAGTATATTGTTAAATACTTCAGATACTTTAGCTTTAACAAATACACGAGCAATTGCATTACGTGGTGTAGTAGGTGTAGGATAGACACGCATCACATGTTCGATTGGATTAAGTTTGATGTTATATTGAGTACCAACAAGTTTTTTAACATCCGCCAAATATCTCATAGCACCAGTATAAGTAATCAAGTCAAATTGACCCAATCCTCCTAATCCAGCACCACCAACACCCATTAATGATTCACCTGGACCAACATCCCAGGCCATCATAGGACTAAATGTATTTCCATAACTAGGTGTTAAATCAATCGCCGCAATAACTCTAGGTGGAACATCGTACTGTATTACGCCTGGTTCAAGATGCAATATCATATATTCCGTGTAAATAGAATCAGATGCGTTGTATCTATAAAAATATTTCAGAGTATCCTGAATAGCCAACGCAATATGTCCAAGACCATTACGGTTTTCCACTTCCATTTCAATTTCAGTGGCAGGATAACCTAATCTTGACTTGATATATTCAACCATGTCATCACGAGTCAAAAACAAGCTTTCTATTTCATTTTCCATTACATATTCTCCGTGGTATAAACGGGGGATGATAATGCTCCCGTATAAAGTCCAATTGCAAACAATTCCTGGTCACTAAAACTAGATTTGATTGCTATATAAGGTTTTAATACATCTTTATTTCTAACAACTTCAACATAAAAATCAGAAGGTCTCCAGATAGTCTCATCCTTATTTTCACGTTCATATGAACTGTAGTAGATTCCGTCCTGTATCCATTTGAAAATTATTTCCTTTAATGCATCCATATCGTCAATTCGAATAATACGACCACGACGTACATTATAATGAACTCGTCTCCATGGAGATTTAGGTTCATCCATAGTTGGAACCCAATTTGCAATCTCACGCTCTATTCCACTGAATGTATAAAATGCATATGTACCAGGAATCAAGTAAAATGCTTGTGTATCTGCATGTTCAGGAAAAAGAGCTTCAAGTAATGAAACAATAGTATCTTTTTGAGTTTCATCCGAAACTACATTATCCAATGATTCCATAAATACATGCAAAGTACGTGCATCCATATTAAACCACCTTATCGCTTGATTCAAAGAAACGGATAAGTTTGTACTTAATTGTTGTTAATTCATCAAAGAACGAATCAAGAACACTATTAATACCATACATTTTATACATTTCAATACTATCTCGCAATTCACTCAATTTATTATAATCAGACTCGATTGATTTCATGAATTCGTTACGATTTGAAATGGACGGGACATTACCCCAAACAGAAGGATTGATATCCTTATTATAAGTGGCAACTATGGCTTCAGCAATTTTATCATAAGTGTCTCTATACAAATTATATGCACTTTCACTTAATTCATGTAAGGTCAATGATTCTGCATTCCAATGATAATTTTGGTAACCATTTGACTTGGATAGAAGAATAGACATAATATTGTATAATTTAGTCAATGCAGCTGCATCATCGCCTTGAGGTTCATCCTCTTCGTCATCTTCACCAGGTTCAAGAGTATCATCATCGTCAATGTCTTTATCACCTTCATCATAGATGGCATCATGGATATCCTTGACCGCATTGATTGTGTCGTCATCAATGTTAGCTTTCTTCATAGCTTCCAGAAAATATTCTACTTTTATATTCATATGGTATCCTATAAACCAACTAACAATAGTTTATAAGATTAACAGAAAACGGCGAGTATTTTACTCGCCGTATGTTGCATAATTTGGATTACTTCTTGCCTTTTTTCTCATTTTAATCTTTTTTGTAACATAGCTACATAAATTAAAGAAATCTGGCACATACATATTATCACAGTCATCCATACTGTTATTTGTTTCAGCAGAGACATACACTTTATTATCACGTATCCCTTGTAATCTGTACCGAGGAAATGAATGTATCATACCGAAAGGGAAACGGCAGAACCGTTGTACCTCCACAGTTTGGACATGTATGTACGACTTGGGTTTTAGTCTTGAACATGCAATTTTTCAATGCATCATACATAATAGCAGAATCATCCTTACTTAAATTTCCAATATATTCAATCTTATCATTAAGGGTATGGCATCCATTAATTTCAGTAACCAATGCAGTATTCAGCAACGCTAAATATACTTTAGAAATAGGTTTTCCTTCTGCTTTTAGTTCACTGATTTTATTGTTGTATATGTAATCATGCCTACGACGGCGTATAAATCCATTGATGTAACCAGTGCTAATTTTTATAGGATAATAGCCATATTCACGATGCAACTCATAAATTTCATCTGGATTTCTATTACATTCAAATCTCATATTTGTGAAATCAATCTTGTAACCCTTGTCATCAATTTCGAATCCACAATGTTTGCATTTAAATGTAGTCCAAGCATATGGGTCACGGTCGAATGTTGATGCTCTTAAATACTGAAGAATATATTCTTCATCACCTGCAACAATATCAAAAGGGTCAATTGGTTTAATTCGACGTGAATAAATATCACTGAATGAATCCATCAAATTATCTTTATCTAAATTTTCAATAATGAGCAAATCCTTAAGACGTAACGGTTCTGCCTTTAGCTTGCAATTATAGAAACGATTCTTTGATGGTATTTCATCGAGTTGTATAAATGGTGTATCACCCGTATTAACAGATTCATTGAAAATTTGAGTCGGTTGCACTTTAACATTATAATTAGGTTCAGGTGCAATTTGTTGTTCAGGAGCTTCTTCTTGAATACTAACTGATGTATTGGATGCTTTAGGAGAAGCATCTGGTTGTTCTGTTCATCATCAGATAGTCGAAATGGTCTAGGAGCAACACGAGTAGATTTGACTGGTTCAGAATGCATAGGAGTACCTGATTCTGAATTAGCCCCCATGAATTTTTGCCTAATGGTGTCTTGGTCCATATGAGGAACGGAAGGTTGATAGAACAACTTGTCATAATCCTCTTCTGTTCTTGGATTTGATGCTGGAGTAGGATTAGCAACCATTTCCTCAACTTTACTAACCGTATCCGCATTATCAATAACAACACTTTTTTTGAGATGAGGTTGTTGAGCAAACTCATGTGGTTTTTCATTGATAATTCTTCTACGTTTAGGTGGAGCTACAACCCCTTCAATACCATGTTCTCGTGCAATAGCAATCTGTTCCCTAGCTAATCTAAGGGCAGTCATTGCATCCAATCCTTCTGCCATTAATTCTCTCCCTTATAATAAGTAAACACAAATCGTTTACCTTTATATTGCTGTCCATTCCTTAGTTTTATATCAATGACAACATTATCTTCCAAAGTTGAATTGTATTCATCTGCCTTAGCCTTTGCTTCATCCAATGAATCAAATTCATCCGTAATGGCAGGTTGAGAAATGGACATGTCCTTTATGTCCATCCCTTCCTCATACCATTTCATGTCATACATAATGACATAGTATTCCTTATACGGCACATCACTTTTCGGTTGATTCATTTTCATCACCAGCAAAACGCTTTTCTGCCATATCCTTTCCAATAATTACTGCAAATAATCTACCTAATGAAACAGGCTTATCGGAAATCTTATTCTCAATGTAGCCACGTTGCTTTCTATATAGTTCATTCCATTTGACAGTAACAGAATAATCATGTACAATATCATCAATCTTGTTATATGATGTACTTGTATAGAACGCAGTTCCAGTGGAACAGCATACATGAGAATCCTTTTCAAACCAATCCTTCTTGACACAAGCGAGTACACAAGAGCCAGCTGCCACGGAGAAAATTGCATCGGCATCGCCCATAGCCAAATCATACATCATTTCGGAAGATGAATAAATAACAAAGTCAAACTTCATATCACGTTCATCGGTAAATGTTCTGATAATATTCTTTCCATTTACTGTTGGAGATGTATAATGAGTGATATGGCGTACAGTACCAGCATTAACAAGAAGCATCAATTCATCTGGCAACTGACAAATTGTTGAAATAGTAATTTTATACTTGTTATGCTTCTTAATAATAAATTCACAAAGATTCTTTGAAAGTTCGGCACCCTTAATAAGAATACTTGGCTTTTCAATAACTGTTCCATGAGTTCTTGCAAATACATTTGAATTTACAGGATAAACAGTAGATGATACCGTAATAGGCATAACAATAACATCGTTCTTACGATTTTCCTTGACAAATCCAATATCAAGCAATGCAGTACACATATCTCCATTAGGAACAACAATAGTGTCAGATACGTTCATCAAATCTTCAATAACACGGCAATCATAAATAGACTTTGAACGGCCTGCAATACCTTCCCATACAAATTCGTCCAAAAGATAAATTGCACGGAACTGTAACATACGAATCTTATTATGAGTTTCAACGTCGTTGTCATCAATAGCGTTATCGCCAATAATCTTCTTATAAGCATTTAGCTTCAACTTCTGAATAATATCAAACACTCTAGCATCCTTGATATTGTCCAAGATAACAACCGTTTCATTTCTTGGGTCAATCTGGGAAAACATTTCGATAAACATTTCAGATGACATTGACATATAATTGAATGTTGCAATAACATCATAGAACTGTCCAAGCTTAACCAAATCTTCACTAAAGCGACCACCATAGAAACGTGAATTGAAGTCATAGACATGAATAATATCAATGCGAGACTTTACTGAAGATTTTTCCTTCAAAATTTGTTCATATAATTCGATTGATTTCATAAATTCCTTACAAGAATTGTTTCATTACCTTTAATATATATTTTTTACAATCGTATGAACTACCCACCCACTAAAGATGGGTGGGTTTCCCCGTGTCCATCCGTGGCATTACAGGCTTCCTGCTCCACACCAGTGTCAACAGGCGTAAGCGATTCATCGCTTCCATCAGTCCGTGAGGTATTTCGACTTAAACGGATACGATTTCCTTCATTCAATATGTTGAGAGCTGCGTTCTGGTCACGGTCTAGCCAAGTACCACAATTCGGGCAAGTCCACTCTCTATCAGCTAGAGTCAGCGTGGTATTCTTGTAACCGCAGCAGTGACATAGTTTGCTGGAAGGATAGAACGAACCTACCTTGATGTAATATCGTCCATACCACATGGCTTTATATGCAACCATATTGCAAAATCTTCCAAAGGACGCATCGGCAATAGCCTTGGCTAACTTGTGGTTCTTCAACATATTTGACGGCTTCAGGTCTTCGGAGTAGATGTATTGGTTCTCTACAACTAACTGCTTGCTGACCTTGTGCTGGAAATCAATTCTCTGGTTTCTTATCTTCTCGTGTACCAGAGCGACACGGTGCTTCTGCTTCCGATAGTTATTTGAGCCTTTGGTGCAATGTGACAGTTTCCGCTGTTCCTTTGCCAACTTTTGCTCACTCTCTCGGAAATACTTTGGATTTTCTATAACGCAGCCATCACTGTCTATCAGAAAATCCTTGATACCTAGGTCGAAGCCTATCTCGTTATCATTCGGTGGCAGTTTCATCTGCTCATCATCCATTTCCACTAGTATGGAACAAAAATACTTTCCTGTTGTTGACTTGGATATCGTCAGACTGCATACTTTGGCTATAGGCAATGACTTAAAATCATAGTCCTATCGGAACTTGACCTCACCTGCCTTCGGAATGAATATCTTATCATTCTTGTCACCACGAATCAATGTTTCAATGGTCTTAGGCATCATTGCATTGCGGTAGGACTGCTTATCCCACTTCTTCTTGAACTTCGGATAACGTGATTTACCGTCAAAGAACTTCTGGTATGCACCCTTGGCATCCATATAGGCATTAGCCATTCCCTGACTGTCGGCTTCCCTCATCCAAGGCCACTCCTCCTTGAACGAGGATAACTTAGGTGTAAATGACATACGAGTCTCGTCAAAGATTGACTTCTTCAAGGCGATGAACTGGTTATAGATGAAACGGCAAGTGCCGAAGGTCTTGTTGAAGAACTTCTCCTGTCTTACTGTCGGATATAACCGTATCTTGAATGCCTTATTTATCATATACAGAAATGGCTAGTAGCGGACTAATTTGGCGTTCATTCCACTACCAGCCATCAAAAACTCTTTGATTACGTGGATTGGAGAACGCCAATTATCCTATCCACCATATAGTTTATATTACTTATTTTGCGTTTTATCTATGTTACCATTCCCATCTACCTTACATACGCCCATCTTGCATTTTCTCATCATATCAGCATCATATCCAGTCATGCCATTCTTGGAAATCATTTCTTCAATGACCTTATTCGTGTCCAATTGTAATTGTTTATCCATACGTTATACTCCATTACATATACCATTAAATTATATTATTTTCAACCAGCAATTCATCTCACGGGCTAAAGACCCGTGAGTTTTCTTGATACATCTATTATAAAAAAGGGCGGTTACCCGTCCTTTTTTATTCAGCATCATATTTTTGAATCAAATTCAAAACCGTATTTCGTGCAGACTCTCCAGTAGATAGAATAGGAATATCATCAGCATTATCTTCCATGTAAACATCAGCCATTTGAACTTGAGTCAATGTAGTCAATTTCTTGACAGCTTCCAACGACATATTTGCTGTAGGCAATTCGATTTTTTCCGCCTCAACTTCTTTATCGTCATTAGACTTGACTTCACCATAATAACCACGCTTTACATACAGCGGATTTTTCATTTGCATTTTTAATTGAAGTTCACGGGCTTCCTCAGGAGATTTCTCATTACTAGACAAATAACGAACTGCACAATTTTCCAGATTCGGCAAAGAATCCAAATCATCAAAGTCATTCACATCAATAAACCGTTCACCAATCGTATTTTCAATGAATGTCAACTTGTTCTTTTCATTGCATGTATAATAACCTGGGATAGAACCAACATGTGCAAATGACAAGTGATAGGGGCTTCCCAAATAAATAATGCTGCTATTTCCGATTTTTCGTGCAGATTTACAATGGTAATGTCCACTAATAACTTCGTGACAATATTTTGTAATTTCAGTCGGGTCAAACCCACTCTTCGAAATCTGTCCGCTTTCCATAGGGATTCCAATAATATTGAAATGACCAAAGAACACGTTTCTCGCACGTTGTTCCTGGGTACCGCCAACAGATTTCATAAGTTCCAATGCATTGTTTACATTTTCATCTGTTCCAAGCCATGGAAATAAATACCACTCGCTATCATCAAAGAATTTATAACATGTCGGTTCATCGACGACATCGACGTTTGGAATATACTTAAGCATTTCCAAAGAATGAATAGTATCAGAATTCTCATACAACATATCATGGTTACCAACAATAGTAATAACATGAAAATCCTTCATCTTATTGGCAAACAAGTCGATTGCATAATGAATATCCTGTACACCAAGAAGTCCTCGACAATCAAAGACATCCCCTGCAAACAAAATAGTATCAACACCTCTTTCCTTGAAATCAGCAAGCATAGCGTCAAAGAATTCAGCACGCTTTGCATTATGATGTTCAGTTAGAATACCATTATTGTACATTACAGTACCAATATGAATATCACCAACTAAGCCAAGAGACTTTACTGGGCAATTAACTGTTTTCATTCTTGTCCTCATTTTCTTCGTCAGGATTTAGACCTAATTCAAGTTTAATTTTGCGTTCATGTTCTTCAACAAGATTTGCGATATAAATATTTGTCTGGTCAGGAACAAGTTCAATTGTACCATCATCATCCAATGCCTTCTTTGCATCTTCTACTTTCTGTAACTCAATGCTTCGCAATTCTTCTTCCTGTCTAAGCTTGACAGTAATATTAACAAGTTTTTCCAGCGAATTAGTTACACTGCTAATCATAGACGATACAGCAGACCACATTTTATCACTCACATCAAGAGTAGAGTCAATCTGTTCTTGCAATTTATCAAGAAAATTCTTAGAAATATCGTATAAACGATGGGCTTCTTCTCTAACCTTAAGTCTATCCCTGTCAAAGACTTCAGGTGTCAATTTAGTTAGCCCAGTCTCACTCATTTTCTCTTGTGCCTTAATTAACTTAAGGTCCGCTTCCAGCTTCTGAGTCTTGATGTCAATTCTCTTAGTAAGTTGTTTATGCGGTTCCAAGGCTTCTTTTGTAGACCCAATCGGAAGTTTAAGTTTTTCCTCAAGTGCGGTAAAAATATCAGTATCTCGCACTTGAGATTCTGAAGGCTGTTCAACAGGACTTTCACCTTGTTTATCAACTGGTGCTATACTGACTGTGTTATCGTCATTGGGCTTACTTTCTTTATCATCCCAAGGCATAACATCAACAAATGGATTAAAATCATCACTCATAATAGTAAAAATAATAAATATTTAAAATTTGTCAATAGCAAATTACACAAGTTTTCCACTTTCAACCAATATTTCATGTAATTTAACTACTTCCTTAGTGTTACTTGCATAAAATTTGATTTGTTCCTGATAGTCTTCAAGAAACTTGATGTAATTTTTCTGCTTATTTATTTTAGATTTAAGCTGATTAAGATTGGCATTACCATCAAGAATAAGGTTGATGTTTTCTTTAGATTTTTCATAATTAACACGTTTATTCATCATGTCGTCAAATTGAATAGCTCGTGCTTCCCTATATTTAGCTTCCATGTCTTCTAATTTAAGACGTTCCTGGAATAACCAACCAGCCGCCTCAATTCCGACATCACCCATATTATAGGTAGCATTATGAATCATCTTTTCAAGGTCGATTTCACCTTTATCGTTATGGGTTGCAAGTGACTTCTTCATCCAGTCACTCAACTTTTTGACCACATCATCATTTACAAATTTAGGTAATTCTTCACAATTCATATTTCACCTCAGTATAGGTAAAATATATTTTTAAAACGATATTACGCTTACAACATTTCGTTACCAACACGGTCTGTCAAGTCACCAGAAGCACGTTCGGCAAGAAGGTCATCATAGCCGTTAGCAAATCCATTCGTCATCTGATATACAGTCAAACCAATAGTCATTGCGGCACCATAAAATCGTTTGAAATCATCCTCAGTTTCAAATTCAGCTGCCATTATTTTGCCATAATGCAAAAAATACTGATTTATATCTTCCAAGTCAAGTTCTTTTCCGTTGAGAACAGGCTTCTTTTCTTCACATACCATTCGTATGATAATAACCAGAAGAACACTAAAATCAAATAATGCCTTTCCATTCACCATTGGGAAAGTCCGTTTCAAACAATGTGCTATCAATGAACATTCTGTCTTATTGATATCAATGGTACCATTTTTCAGGGCCTTATCTAGATGGTCGGACGCTACTTCTATATTATTCATTACTACACCTCAATCATAGTTTATAACTATGAATTCGCATATTGCCCAAGTGCATGTTGTTCAGCCATTGCTTCAGGTGATTGTATGTATTTAACCGTATCTATAATACGTTCCTTCATATCATTCGTCAGTTTCAGCTGTTCTTCTTCAGTCAATGTTTCCATGTCTTCATAGTTACCATAGTAGAACGAAGACTGCAAGAAGTAAATTATCCAATACAGAGCAGTAACATGGTCATCATGATTTCCACCACCAGCACCCCATGTAGTTTTTGAGGTCTGTGTATACGACATAAGTTCCATGATAGTCTTTTCATCTTTCAATTTTATATATGCTCGTTGAATATACATTTTAAGCATTATAACTACATTGTTTTTCATTGTAGGTGTTGCCCATAATCCTCTCGCCTTACTATCAAAATTAATAAGATGAGGATACATTGCAACTCCAAACATATAGTCATATGCAGACTTACCTGGGCCATTATATTCAATAATTAAATATGGGAAATGATATATTCTTAATATCATGTTTGCAATCTTACAGAACTCAGTAATATCAATGGAATTTGATGACATTGTAAATACTTGTTCACATTTGATATTAGACCGTGCCAATACTATATGTAAAACGTGATAGTCTTTTCGAATGCCATAACCACTATCTATGGATGCTACGTAACTAAATCCATTTGCCTCGATTTCATTTTCATCACGAGGCTTATCATAATAACGCATCGAGATTTCATTAATGATGGGGCGTAATGATGGAGGCCACATTTCATTAGGAATCTCCATCGGCTTTTCTGGTGCCATTTTCTGCAAATGCTTATAGTCAATCAATGTAATACTAGACCCAATGAATTCGCATTCATATTCCTGTCTAAATCTCTGTTCTCCGATTTTAAGTTTTTCAGCGTCAGCCCACGATTTTGTTCTACCAGGGACATCAGACCAAAGTACAGTAGACTTAATATACAAGTTTGCCTTTTGTTCAGGAGTAGCATTTTTCTCATCGACAGCATCTTCCCACATACGATAAAAATGATTCATGCCATTAGGAGTAGACGTGATAATACATCTAGTCGTTTTACCAGATGAAATTGAAGGGAAAACTGATGCGATAAATTCAGTCGCCAAATTCGGTCTCAAGAATGCAAATTCGTCCAAGTACAGCAAGTTGATTGCGAATCCACGAATGTTATCTGGTGAAGATGATGATACGATAATACGAGAGTTATTTGAAAATTGAATTGATGTTTTATTCCAAAGTTTAACACCAGGTTGCATCCACATTGGAATTCTAATATATGAATCACGCAATTGTTGCAATTGTTCCTTAGCCAGACTCAATTTATTACCAATCATTGCGATTAATTGGTCTTTATGAAAGATTCCCCACCATAATATAAACCCACGAACAATTGTTGATTTACCAACCTGACGTGACCATCGATTGATGTTATATCGGTATTTCATGAATCTGGCGATAGCCAATTCCTGAAAGTCATACATGTCGAATAATTGCATACCATTATCTTTTGTATTGATATACACATAATTGCGAATAAAATAAATAGGGTCTACTGCACATTTTTTTATTTCACATAATTGTGCAGGCGTAAGACGTATTGGTTCATTTGCGTCACGTAAATTTGGAATTCCATTAAACGGCATTATGCCTCCTTATGACATGTTACCTATATTGTTCGAGTGGAGCAGTTGGTGCTTTAGAACGTTCACTGTCAGACATTTCGTGAGAACCAATCATTCCACGTTCCAATTTGAACTTTCGATAATTTTCTGCTGATGCCCGTGAAGATTGTTCTCTAAGTTCTTTAATATGTGAGTTTATCAACTGATAGTCAGATGGAGTCAACTTTATTAACTTTCCATTGCCATCTGGTCTGAATCCTTGTGCCAATTGATGCTTAACCGTCCGTGAACCATAATCATACATACGTATTAAATCATATGTGCCATCAGCATTTATTCCAGCAGGCATTTCTTTTGGTGTAGAAGCAGCTGTATTTGTTCCAGTAGTCGCAGATGCAGAGGAAGTAGATACTCCAGCTACATTGCGTTCACTATTCCTCCTTGTGATATCCCTGTCCATTTTTTGTTTTAATATTTCATATTGACGAGCCTTTTCATCTTCACTATCATATTCACCAGACATTAATGAACTAACCTTGATTTCGCCAGTTTGCATATTAAGCTTAGCCTTCTCTTTTTGCTTAGCAACATCTTCAGGCGACATCAAGAATACGGCAGGAGTAGCATATTGCATCCACTTATATTCAGGGTCATTAAATATTTTGTTATATGTCATTTCGCCCAATCTATTAACAGGTTGATAGTTTGCATTCAATCCAGTCTTATTAGTGAAATGTTTCATAAACAATGGCTTGTCAATAATCATACCATCTTCATTAAAGCCCATCGATGCATAGTATTCTTTCTTATTCTGATTATTTACATTAGTATTTACAATACCATTATTCAGTTTATTTCTGGCATCCATTTCATCGCACTTACGCATAAATGATGGTGCAAATTCATTTTTGTATACGTCATCAAGATATGACTTCATATACTTGTCTTTATCTTCCTTCTCACCAGCATCGGTAAAGTAGAACAAATCTTTCTTTTTAGACCAATATGCAGGGAACCCTGCCATAGCTTTTTCATATAATTTTTCATCCCGAATTTTATTTCCTTGTGTGTTTAATCCAGATTTGTAATTAAAGTATTCCCTTGCATGATTTCTTGCTAAAACGGGGTCAGTGATATTTAACTTCGAATCAAAACCATATTTCGATGAAAATTCACTTTCATTTTCAGTATATTCATTTTTATTGGACAGTCCATTAAACCGAGCACCAACAGCATCACATTTATCTAACAAGGTACCTTTCGTTTCAGTAATAATTTTCTTAGTTTCATTAGCACTTTGAATCGCAATGTCATCTTCTCCAGTCAATATCGAAGACATCGAAATTGCAGTATCCATCATTTGTTCTTCTGACTTAAAATTTTCATATACGTCATGAGCACCACTAATTGTAGCTGCTGTTCCAGCCGCAGTTACAAGTATATCTAATGCAGATATAATAGCAGGAGCACCAGCACCAGAACCTATACCAGTACAGCACAATACAATACCACTAACCAATAAAGCGGCACCACCAACTATTTTTGCAACACCACCTGCACTTTCGTTAATAGGAACTTGGTAACATTGCTTATGCAATTCAACAATCAATTTACGCTGAGTTTCATCTATGGAATTGATTGAATGCAATGACTCTTCAAATATTTTATATTTATTGTTTGTTGATAACATTTTTAATCGCCCCACTTTTTACCAAATTATCAGCAAATTCTTTAGCCAATCCTGTAGCATCAGAATACTTATATTTGCGTTTAACAATTTCCGCAACCAAATCCACTGGCAATCCTTTCAATTCAGCCATTGCTACACCTGCAATAGCACCTGCAGTAGAAGCAGCTTCTTGCGTGAAAAATTTTGAATGCAAAAACTTATCTACAAGAGAAGTATCACCAAAATCCCAACCAAATAGTTGTTCATCTTTAAGGTCAACATCTTTATATGTATCTGGGTTACTCATGTCAAGATTTGATGTTTTTATCTTCATTAATGGAGCACCAGTACATTCACTTTTATACGCAAAGAATTCATTTAATTTTTCTGGTGCCTGTGTCCACATAGCTGGGCACAATTTACCAGTAACATGATGGTGTGTAATAATATTACTGTCAGGAACATTATATTGAGTCATCAACGCTTTAACAAGTAATTTAGTGCGATTTAATACTTCAGGTGTAAAATACCAGTCAGTATCAGTAGCCAAAATACTCTTAGTATTTTTCTTAGAACTACACATTTCTATGGATATGGAATTACTATTTTTAACTGTTCCATACAAACTTTGGCATGCCTCAGTTGTATGTGATTTTCCGTATGCATTAAGTGAAGCTTTTGTTGCACCAACTGAATTGCAATAAAATTTAGTTACATCTGGATTATATTGATATATAGAACCATCATCCACAATAAAATCAGCTGATGCCTTAGTGAGTTTTCCGTCTTTAGTTGGAGTACCTTTAGCGAACATCATCGCAACACTTGTTGCAGTACCAGTTTTGGAACTAGTACCTGCTGTATAATGTAGTACGATATATTTAGGTACTCTATTTTTACATGGGTTTAATCCGTAAGAATTCGGGTTGCTATTGACTGATACATTAAGTTCGTCACTTTCCGTAGAACTAGATTTACTTGGTTCTGCTTGTGATGACGAAGAGCTTGGTGCCGCATCACCCTCTTCCAACAGAATATTATGATATTTCATATCACTCATTTTAACACACAATTACTATATCAATTCTAGTTTATCATTTATAACAAGAATCCATAAATGTATAAACTATTATCAAAGATTCATATAAGGAATAAATTTATGGATATGTTTGATTTACCTACTGAAAAGGAACTCCTTGGTAAGGTTAAGGCACATCTTGAAACACAAAAGCCAATTAAAAGCCTTGATGTTAATGATGTGTTCCCATTCTGGAATAGTACTGCATGCTCCGAAGTCACCATGAAGACATTCAAGCCAGGAAAAGATATTGTGATGAAGAATGACAAGGTTGGTGGTGTAAAACCAATTAAGTCATCTCCATTGACTCGCTTGCGTGGTCAGTCTTCATTGACATCCACCGCACAGAAAAAACCTGAAGTAAAATGCGAAGCAACTTCAAAGACTACACCTAAGTTCAAACCACTCAATATTGATACAACTACTGTATACAAGGTAAAGAGTGCCCCAAACAAGGTTGGTTCAATTAATCCTATCAATCCAGGCGAACATGTTGAACTTACTGATTTCCAGAAGATTTTGAAACAGATGAAAGCAAACAACATGCCTAATATGGTTGGTTGTGTTAAGCCAGTGAAGGCACCTTCCCTGAAACATTCTGTTTCTGAGTTCGGTGTTGTGACCAGCGAAAAGCCAATGAAAAATCCAAATCCAAAGGCATACGCACAATACGTCACTCGTGACAATAATAACAAGAAGACTGAAAAGATGGTCGAACTTGGTAAGCCAGAATATAAGAAGACTGCACCAAAAGCATCTAAGACTGACCTTGTTGGCTGTGTTAAACCAATTAAGAAGTAATCAGGTTGTATGACAAAAGATGAACCTATAAAGAAACCACCAACTACACTTGAAGTGGTGAGAAACCTCTGTAGAGCACCTGTACCAGTGCATCAGGGGTTTGTCCGTTGTCGTATAGGTGAACTTCCTGTGTCATACGACCCCGATTATGACTACAAGCATCATATTGATAATCCAATAAAAGCACATACCGCCCCTCCACCAGAAGTTGTAAATGCAAATATTCAAAATTTTACAATTCCTGGACTAGGGCTAAACTATGCTAAAGAAGGACATTATAAGTTCAGTGTATACATACCTACAACAGAGGATAATGAATACACTGACCAGTCCCTGTCTGTTACAATGCTTGCCGATGATTACTATGAAAATTACTGGGCAATTCATCGCTATATGGAAACTATACAGAGTGGTCAAACGGATGCATTTCCTATACTTGACAAAAACCACCGTGTATATGGATACAATCATAGATATCGTAATAGATTGACATGGATACCATATATAGATTTTCATATGGGCGACGACCGTGCCCAACATCATATGATAATCAGATACTATAGATGTTATCCAACAAGTATTAGTAGCTTGAGTGTCACACCAGGGTCTGTAAGTCCAGTAACATTTAACGTATCGTTTAACTACCAGGTAAAACGAATTATCAGATTACCAGACCCAAATAATTTGATGTCGGCAATCTGTGTGATATCAGGTGGTGAAACAGAAGGCTCTTATTAGGAGGATATATGGCTAGTAGTCCAAATACACCATACAATGACGTACAGACGGTAACGCCCATAATGCATGACTTTGACAAAACGTCAGATTCCTATATCACAAATTTTTTAAAGAATGCTGATGGATTTGTTGCAAATAAATTTCACGTCGGGTTTCGTGGAGAATATGTAGAAAAAGCACTAAAGGTCATGGAAATTAATGCCTCTGGTGATAAGTACACACACGCACCTAAACTATTCCATAGTACAGCTGCAACAGCACAACGATTTAAAGAATGGCTAGGTCTATTCTGGAATCCGACATCACGTATGTTAAGTATGTTTTGGAATTGTTCAAAGGTGACTTTACCGAGACCAACATTAGAAATGCTACCAATGAATTGTATGGATTCACTTAAATCAATTAACTTTGAATTGCCAAAGAAAATAGAATCGGGTTCTGTCAGCTTAGAGATTGTCGATAATAAGCATTTGATGTGGTTTAATTTTTTCAATGCTTTATTCAATTGTCAGATATCGCCATTAGTTCTAAAACCAAAAAGTGGATTTCATAAGATTGACATGAACGTTGAAGTCCTGAATGAAAATATTGATTTGAGTGGAAGTAAAATTAATACCACCGATTTAGATGTTATTCATATGTCAGAATATAATTCAATTGTTCTGAAACAAGCCCCTGTAGTAAGTCCAGATAATGCGTCTACCGCCTTATATACATTTTCTGTTGAGTTTTCCGTGCCGAATACCTTAAATGGAACATTTAAGAGAAGTGATAGAGGATTAAAAGATAATACCACATCTGCGGCAACACTTGGCGTAGACAAGACAAAAGATGGGTTAGCATATAACATGAGATTCTGGGAGTATTCTAGCAATAACGGTATGCAAAATACTAGAAATAATTATGAAGTAATGTCACCGAGTGATTTAACTACATTTAAACAGAATAAGAATCAATTTACACAATTAAAATAAAACAAACCCGTCAATGACGGGTTTTGTTTTACTTAATCAATGTTTTTATCTTTTGATTTAAATTCAAATTTTTATTTTTTCCATATAACGGTAAAATTTTTGAATACGCATCATACATGCGTAAATTATTTTTCGTCATAGGTATATGAGATACAGGAACATCCATAATAGATTTAATTTCTTTGCATGTTAATTTTCTGACTTCATTATTGTATTTACTATATCCCCAACAATCCATTGTAGGCGTATTAACATATCCTGCATAAATTTCATTCAAAAATTCTGGATATGAATCAACAATTTCATAGCACATTTCTCTTCTATCAAACATGCCTAATCTATAATCCATGTAATAATCAATTCTATTATCCATAAATGTAACATTTTCAATATTACGATTTGTAATAAATTCAAAACACATTTTTTTGTCTGCTGATTTAATTGTAATATTGTCTGTTTTCAAAATACGTTCACAAATATGTTTGAAAGTAAGTTCTGGTTTATACCACTTCTCATGAACATCCAATCCTATTTTGTTCAAATTGAACTCATATGTATAGCCATTCAATGTAAGAGAGCTAGTCGGGACATTTTTCCATCTAGTATCATTAACGTTACGAATAATGCTATCAACAAACCATTTAGGTAAATGTTGCTTAAACATCGTAATCAAACGTGTAGGCGAATTAGATACATTATGTAAAATATCTTGAACATTCTGGTGGTTAAATCCATTTAAAACAGCCAGCCACTCTTCTTCATTGTCAAAACTGTTTTTGTTAAACGGTAATTGAATTAGACCATTACGACTATTTTCAAATTTAAGCTTATCAAATGGTATATACATCCATTCTGCATTACTTATTTCTTCATACCCACATCCATGAAGAATGAATCCAATTCGACGAGCATCTTCATATGAGATGAAATCATTATATTTATCAAGTGGGTCACCAAGTTCACCTGTACAATAAAATTCGACATCATTCTCCTCATTCATGGCTAGATTATGTGCTTCTAATACAGCATCTAGCGTATACCCTACAACAATATGCTTCACACTTTTTTCTTTAATTTCTGTACTCATTTACCCGTCTCCTTTAAAGGTGCGAAGATTTTATTAAATCCAACGTTCATATTAATATAAGGAAGGATATGCTTGTCAAGCCAATTGACATCTGGGAGTCCTGTAAAAATATCAAATATATTTCCTTTTGAATCACAGAAGATGTGCATTGGTTTTAATGTAAATCCAAAATCAGTATAAATTTTACATTTCTCAGGTTCAGGTTCAACTACGATTTTCACCATACCATTTTTATTATCAAGCAATCCTTTATTATAAAACCAATCGTGAATATCAGATAATGATGATTTGCATTTAGGGCAATCAGTATTGCCGTCATAAAAAATAAACATCCACATTAGTGTATTCACTGAAGTAAAGTCACTGTATGTTTCATTACCAAAATCCAATAACCGCTGTGACAATGGCTTATATAAGCCAATTTTAACGTTCATCCCATCGCAACAAAGTTTCTTCGCCATACACGTAATATATTATCACTAACTTTAAACTATATTTTTTGTGTTTTATTATCATTTCCAGGGAATTTAATCTTATTAAATTCATCCGTAACCATTTTTGCATTTCCATCAAGTAACCTTGGTGAACCTAATTTAACAAGAACATAGATATCATCAACGTTAGTTCCATTGTTATTTGTATCATTATTTTTATAT